ATGGAATATATCGATGTTGATGTTCCTACAATTGTAAGAGAGTGCGGAAGTACATTTAAAATAGGTATTAAATTTACAAACTGGAACGGCGACGGAAAATCTTATTGGCATAGTTTAACAGAACAGTATAACACTTTACATCAAGATAACGATGCCCCATTAAGTTGGTTTAGATACACAGGCGAGAATTGGGATCCTGAAGAAACTGCTTGGGATTTATCAAGAAATAGCAAACATCCTGAGCCTTTCCATGAAATTATTTCTCAATATCATTTTGATACATTTAAATTAAACAAATTTTTTCATAAGTTATGTGCAGAAAGAAACATAGAAGTTATTGACACAGATATATCTGATGTAATCGTTGATAAAGATGGCTATGCTGATTACTTAATAGATGAACACGGTAAACAATATAAAGCAGACTTTTACATTGATAGTAGCGGCTTCAGAAGAATTATAAGCAGTAAATTAGGTGCTAAATGGGTTGATAAACAAAAACAATTACCAATGAATAGTGCTATTGCATTTCCAACAGGTTACACTGAAAACATTCCTTCCTATACTGAAGCAACAGCATTAAGTAGTGGATGGGTATGGAGAATTCCAACACAAGAACGATATGGAAATGGTTATGTTTTTTGTGACAACTTTATCAATGAAACACAAGCATACGATGAAGTTTCAAAGCATTATAAAGAAAATTTAAAAATTACTCAAGAATTAGAAATAGGTAGAAAAGTAAAATTTAGTGCAGGATATTTAGATAAATTCTGGATTAAAAACTGTTTAACAGTTGGGCTATCAGGTATGTTTGTTGAACCATTAGAAGCAAGTAGTATAGGTTCTACAATACAAGAAATTAGATTAGCTATTCCTAGTTTCCATTACTGGACTCGAGGAGAAACAATAACAGAAAATGTTTTTAATGATAGAATGATTAGAATAGCTGAAAATATTGTAGACTTTATTCAATTACACTATATTACTAAACGCAATGATACTGAATTCTGGAAATGGGTCAACAAAGAAATTGTTTATACAGATTTTATTAGAGAAAATTTAGAATACTTTAAAAAGAATGGTGTTAATTCACAAATGTTCGGAATAGAACCATTGTATATGTTTTCTTATCTAAATTGGAGTCAAGTAATGCACGGTCTATCATTATTTGATTATGATGCTCGCAAGAAGTATTGGGAAGAATTTTGGAGTAAAGAACATTCAGAAAATTTGGATAATTTATTTAAACACGGCAATGCAGTAGATATGAGTACTGTTCGAACACATAGAGAAGCATTAAATATTTTAAAAGAAAGATATTTGGAAGTACGTTATGAATTATAATGCAGTGATTTTAGGTGGCGGTTCCGCTGGCTGGTTAACAGCACTATGGGTTAAGAAATTTTGGCCTAATCTCAAAATTGCTATCGTTGAAAATCCTAAGAAACCTCCTATTATTGCAGGAGAAAGTGGAACGACTACGTTTGTAGATCTATTAAGAAAGATTGACATAGACAAAGATGATTTTGTTACAAAGGTGTTTGCTACACCTAAGTTAGGTGGAAAATTTACAGACTGGAACGGTGTAGGGACAGAGTTCATACATTGTTTACAAACAGATTATGCACCTTGGTTAGATGGATGGAGCGATTATTACGATACTCCGGAGTCTCAGCCTTTACTGTTTGGTAATATGCTAAACATCATGCAACGAGAAAGAGAAAAAGATACATATCTAAAAACATTAATAGCAAATAATGTTCCTTTGTCAGATGCATTCTATGCAAATCAATTTATAAAAAATAATAAAGTTCCTTTCGGTTCTAGTACACACAACCTGCCTGTTATTCCTATGTGGCATTTTGAAAGTAGATCAGCTGCTGCTTATTTTAAAGAAATAGGACTATCAAGAGGAATAGAACTTATCGAAGGAGAGTTTCAAAGTGCAAAATTAAAAACTGACGGAAACTGTGAATCAATCTTACTAGATGAAAATAGAGAAATAACAGCAGATTGGTTTTTTGATTGTAGTGGTTTTGCTAGATTACTTTTAGAAAAAACCATGAAGGAACCTATTTTAGATTATACAGATTACTTTCCAGCTAGAGCAGTAGTTGCCTGGTGGGACGATCCTTGTTACTGTGTTACAACAAATGCTATTGCAATGAAGTATGGCTGGAGTTGGAACATTAATCTAAGACATAGAAGCGGAAACGGTTATCTATATGATCCAGATCATTTAACATTAGATCAAGCAATACAAGAAGCGGAAAAACGATTTGATAAAAAAATAGAACCTATAGCAAACTTTAGTTTTCAACCTGGAATGATGAGAAACACTTGGAAAAACAACGTCATAGCTATTGGTTTGAGCAACGGATTTTTAGAGCCGTTAGAAGCAAACGGGGTTGCTGTTATTATAGAAAGCCTATATGCACTACAAGATCATTGGCACCCTGAAAGAAAAGGATATGTATCTAACAGATTTAATGACAGAGTTTGGTCAGTGAGTGAAGATATTAAAGATTTCTTAGCGTTACATTATAGAGGAAAACGCAAAGACACTGAGTTTTGGCAAAGTCATCAAAACGATGAATTTAGAATTCCGGAAACTTTAAGATTAAAATTAGAGGACTGGAAACAATGGTATTTGCACGGAGGTGCAGAACCACTTTATAACGGGTATAGTCCAACAGCATGGCTGATGGTATTACAAGCACTACAGGTATATGATCATAGCATACTTTCAGCTAGATACGAAAAACTGCTAACAATATCCTCAAATGTGCTAAATAATAATATACAACGTTACAAACAGCTTGTTGCTCCATTTTTAACCATTGAGCAATGGGTGGATAATTATGCTAAATAGTATGCAAGGAGTTAATTGTAATGAAAACTTATAAGATTATTTTAAGAGTGGCACACGGAGTACTCGAAGTTAGAGAAGACACTTGTCAGGCAAGAAACGCTGAAGAAGCACAAAAAATCTTCGAAGAAAGACACGGTGTAGAACTAATTGTTGCTGGTCCTTTGCCAGTTAGCAATTAACGATCAAACCCCATTTCTTTTCTAGCAGATTCAAGCTCGTCTTTAATAGCTTGATTAACAAATTCCGAAGGTAAACCTAAACAAGGCCTAGTATCCCATTTTAAATGTGCATACGGGCCTTTTTCATCTACATACTGTAAAAATGCCTGTATTACTTTTTGTCCAGTATACGGCTCTCTCCAATGTTCGTGTCTACGACCACTGTAGATAACTATGTCTCCAACATCTAAGATTATTTCGTGAATGTTGCCTTCTTCATTTTTAATGTATAACGGCCAGTCTTGATCTTCTTTTGTAATAGAAACACTTACAGATATTTCAGAACTGCTACGATCAAAGTGCTTTCCTAGTTCAGATCCGTTGTAATATATGCGAGCATAACTGTAAACAGGTACTAATTTCTTTCCTACTTTTTCACTTACTAATGGTGTAAGTTTTAGCATTAATGCTTCAAACATTAAAGGAGCATATCTTGCAAATGTATTTTCACACATATCTGATAAGTTTGCACCAGGATATAATACTTGACATACATCGTTTTGCATTTCATATTCTAATGCCATAAACTCGCAAAGCTCTTTGCTTACGGCATTTTTAACAATAATATAATCTTCTTTCATCATACTAACGGAATCATACTCATGTTACCAAAAGGTCTTTCTACATAGTTTCTAATAAACTCATTATTAGGAATAGTATGTATATCAAAACCTAGTGTAGTTCTATAACCTTCGTAAGGTTCTAGTACTTCTACTTTGTGTTTTACAAATCCAGGACCAAAATATATTTGTCCGGGTTTATTTTCAATAGTCCAATTTTCAAACACTGTGTTTGTTTTTTTAGGATCTATTGATATATAGCCATGATAATCAAACTCATGTCCGTGCCAATCTAATACTTCATCGTGTTTATGATAGTTGATCCAAGATTGCAACCATAAAGGTCGATCATCGCCAAGTTCTTTTCTTACAAACTCTCTTAATTCAACATATAAAGAATACCATGCTGTACTAGGAGCAGTTAGTGTAAACACATTATACTTGTTATAGGACCATGTACTATCTTTGTCAGGAAAGACAGTTTCAAATACCTTATGTGCTTCATTAAGGCTGTGAACTATTTCGTCGTAGTTTTCTAAAATAGTTTTAGATGTTATGAGTTTGTATTCCATATGTTTCTCAAATTCATGTTAATCACCATTCTAAATTTAGAATTTCTTGCCCATGAAGAACTATGATAATACTTTCCAGGAAATATTAGTATTCTTCCTTTTTTAGGTGTTACTCTTTGCTTAACTGTAAAATTATTTTCTTTTATTCTAATAATATCATCTTGACCGCTACTGTATGTGTCGTTGGTTTCGTTAAAAATAACAGTGTCGCCATCGCTATCATTGACATAATATATTGCATTCCAGTGTTCAAAAAAACTATCTATATGCGGCATATGCCAGTCTAATTTACTTACTTTGTTAGGTAATGTTAAGTTTGCTCGCATTCTAATTAACTGATTAAAAGAAACATTGGCTTGACTTGTGATACTTAACACTAAAGGATACATTACATTGAAATGCATACTTTTAGGTTCATTATGTTCATAGAAAAAATGATTAAACCCTGCATGATTGTCTTCTTGTGTTTGAAAATCTTCATCGCCTGATACCATTGATTGATTGAATACCCAACCAAAATCCCAACCAGTCATTAAATTTAAAATGTGGTCTTGATAGTCTTTAGGTATAATATTATCAATTACAATTATATCATTAGTCATGTACTGCTACTCCATAGAAGTTTATAAACAAACTACTATCTTCTTTAGTTTCTCCGTAAAATTTTTCAATCTTATGAGGTTTTTCAGGTTCAAATATAACACATCTATTAAACACATTTTCTACTTTAATAGAAGGAACAATAGCATTTGATACTTTACTATAGAATGTTATTCCTGAATTTTCAGGAGGATTAGGATTTAAAAATATTGTTCCTGCTATATTGTACATTCCATTTAATTCAACTATTTCTGATGTATGTTTACTATCAACTAAATTAAAATCACAATGCACAAAATTAAATCTATATTTGTTAGGCACATGAACTATTAGTTTTGCAAGAATTGTATCAAACAAATTAAAGTTTATTTCGTCAAGAGTTTTTGAACGCAATCCGTAATACGCATCATTATCTTGTTCTAAATAATCTAATTTTAAAGCACTGTGTCTAACAAGTGTAGGTGCTTCAAAAAAGTCATCTATAACTTTTACAGGTTGTTTAACGTCTTTGATCATATTGCTTTAACAAAAAACACTTGTGTTAATCGGTTAGTGTCTTTACTGTTCCCAAAAAATTCTTCTGCACTGTGCCATGCTCGTGTGTCAAACATTATACATCTATTGTAGACACTCTCCATAGTTACTGTTTTTTTAAAAAGTTTTGTTTGTTCTTCTCTGTATTTTTGATATGGTTTTCTTTCTTCTTCAGTATCAGATAATACATCTTTCATAAACTTGTCTGCATATTCATCTAAATTTAGATTATCTTTATCTTCATACACAACAGTTCCACTTCCTAGTGGAGCTTCTTTGTTAAGATAAATTACTCCTGCAATATTAAGTTTTGGATCATCGTCGTGTACCCAACCTCTTCCATATGTTTCATCTACCATGTGGAATGCTGTTTGAAATTCAGAGAAAGATCTATAACCATAATCTCTAATCCAGAAAAGTAATTTTTTTCCGAACATTTCAAACAACGGTAAATTATTTTCATGAAATAACTTAGTTCTAAGACCCGGCCAACTACCTCGCTTTCCTTTAAAAAATTCTTGATCTAGTGCAAATTCTCTCCATAGATCTGGCTCGTCGTAGAAGTTATCTATAATAGTTGTTGGAAAGTAAGGATACAGATTTCTATCTTTAATTTGATTATTAGAGATATACTGACTAGAAGCCTTATCGCTTTCTATCAAACTATTAATATAATCGTTATCCATTCTTTTGACCTGCTGTAAAATTCATAGTAAGTACAATTCTTTGGTTATGCATCTTAGGACAAGTACTTGCATGAAAGTGCCAACCATTGAATACAAGAACTTTTCCTTGAAGAGGCTCGCTTTTAAATTTACGATGATACTTTTGTCCTGTTAATAAAGGTTGATCTTTCTCGTGAAAAATTACAGTATCACCATCGCTTGAATTAACATAATAACACGCTGTAAAATGTTCCTGTTCATAATCTCTATGCGGAGTATTATATTCATAAGGTAAATGAGGGAAACTATACTTTGTGTTTAACAAAAATCCTAATCTCATTCTAAGTAATGTATGTAATTCTAATCCTGCTTTTTCACAAGTTGCATTTAACAATGGCATAAAAAAATCTAAGTGAGGATTATGTTGATTATTAGGATGATATATTAAATGAGCAAAACTAGGTGTTGAATGTCTTGGATCTTGATCTAAACGATCTTCATATGTAGTATCATTCATAAAATGCCAATCGAATTCTAAATTAGTAACAGTGTTATAAATTGCCATAGAATATTCTGGGTCAATTACGTCAAATATTTCTCTTGGTTCATAAAGCATTTGTATTAATCCTATATCTATTTCTATCTATACTTCCTTCCGGACATTATGTTAGTAATTTGTGCCAATAAGGTATAATCATCGATAAACGTTTGCCTTCTGGATATGCACAATGATACAT